AAAATTATACATTGGTCAAAGTTTTATTCCTGTGAGGGTGTAGAAATCAATGGCAGACGAGGATGGGAAAGAGTTTTAAAAGACTATAAACCATCAGCAATAACTTTAGTAAAGGAAATATAGTATGAGCAAAGGCGGAAGAAGCGGTATGCAAAATGTGAATACACAAGTTGAGCCACCATCATATGCCAAACCATTTTTGGAATTTGGTCTAAGTGAAGCAAAAGAAAGATATGATACAGGTGAGCCAAACTTTTACCCATTTCCAACAACAGTTGGTTTTTCACCAGAAAGTGAAATGGCCTTAAGTATGGTAAGAGACAGGGCATTAGATCCTAACAGTTTAACAGCACAGGCTCAAAATGTTGTAAGTCAGAATTTAGCAGGAACTAACCCATTAATGAGCATGGCATTTCAACCTGTTGTTGATACTGTAGCTTCACAATTTTCAAGAGCAGGTAGATATGGATCAGGAGCAAATCAATCCGCTTTAGCTTCTGGTTTAGCACCAATTGCCTACAAGGCACAAATGGATGCATTGAAAGTAGCACCAACAATACAAAACCTTGATGCCCAACAATTAGCACAAGTTGGCGGTGCAAGAGAG